TCGTTATGCTGGCAGCGGACCTGCTGATGGTGGGCGCTGCGGTGTTTTTGGTGACATCCGGCATCGCCATGCTGATCAGTGCGATCCGCGGCGTGCCCATGATCAACACCGGTACGATACAGGTGCCCAGCATGGGCGAGCTGCAGGCGCAGGTCGGCGGTGCGGGCTACGCCCGCGGCACGCGCTCTGCCACACCCGGCTGGCGCTGGGTTGGCGAAAACGGGCCGGAGCTGATGCGCTTTGCGGGCGGCGAGGCGGTCTATACCGCCGAACAGTCCCGCGCCTTAATATCCGCGCAGGGCGGCGGTGCCACTTTCGTGGACAACAGCCAGAACATCTTCAAGGTGGATGACATTGAAACGTATGTGGCCATTAAGCGCATGCTTGAAAACGAGAAAATGACCGTCCGCATGGGACTGGCACGGCGGTAGAAAGAAGGCGTTGATACATGGGACAGTATACCGTATACTGCAACGGTTCGCAAAATCTGAAGAATCTGTCCGGCGGTGTGGGTGAGCTGCGCATCGACAACCTGGGTGCAGACAAGGCGGACTGGGGCTGGCTGTTTTTTGATAAGTCTCCGGTGCCTTCCGGCGAGGTCCTTGATTCCGCATCCGTACTTGCGGTGTACTGCCATGCGCCGTACCCCCTCAGCCTGATCCTTGGGCAAATTGCAGGCCCGAGCTGGAACGGCCCCGAATGGAAGATTACCTCCGGCGGGGTAAGGGGCGCTGGCAATCTCTCGTGCCAGATCGGCATTACGACCGAGAACCAGACAGGCTCCGCCCGATTTTGGGTGAACGGCTCGGACCATTTGCCCTATGCGACGATCCAGACCCATGCGGGCAAGATAACGCCATCCGGCTATTCCCCAGCCAACACGACGATCAAAAAAGGGTTTTACCACCGTTTTTCCTGGAATGTCACGGCGGAGAAGCCCATCAACGGCGCGCTCACCATAGCGTATTCGGACTTCAAGTACCGGGCCAAAGGTGCCAGTGCATGGACGTCTGTCCGCGTACCCGGACCCAACACATACATTGACTTCGACACAGGGCTCGTTCCCAATGCTGCCGACCCCGGCATGGAATGGGAGGTCGTGGTCACGTCCAGTTCCGGCGCACAGGCGAGCGGCGGGTATGCCACGGTGCAGTTCCAAAGCACGGCTGTCCGGCTGACAGATCTGACTCCTTCCAGCCGGGCCACGACCTACAAGGGTTTTGCCGTCAATTTTTCATGGGGCATGAACTACACGAAGCCGGACGACCTGTCCGGCTCCATCCGGCAAGTATCGGCAAAGCTGCGCTGGCGGAAAAACGGTGCTCCGGCGTACACAGAATATATCGTCAACAACGCCACACAAGGCTACACGATCCCCGCGGGCGTGCTCCCTGCCGGGGACATCGACTGGCAGGTCGAGGTAACGGACACAGGCGGCGGGACCACTGCAAGCAGCTGGACCACCTTCAACAACAAGGAACTGCCGGTCACGCCCACAGACTTGTATCCGGCGGACGGCGGCCGCGTGCTGAAGCACCAGGTCAACCGCTTCGGCTGGTCTGTCACAGCGGAGGGAGCCGAGGATGCGCCCGGCGAGATCGTCCAGACTTCGGCCGTGCTGCGCTGGCGCACACAGGGACACCAGGACGTCAAAAGTGTCTCCATCAGCGGTGCACAGACCTGGCACGACTTCCCGGCAAATACATTCACTGCGGACGATATTGAGTGGCAGGTAGAGGTGACAGCCAACACCGGCGCTACAGGAGTCAGCGAGTGGATACATGTCAACACCCAGGACGCGCTGAGCACGCCCGTGTGTGTCTCCCCTGTGGGCGCTATTGTGGAAGACACACAGGGTGTCACCTTCGTGTGGCGGCATGAGATATCCACCGGCACGGCGCAGACCGCCTACGAGCTGCAGACCAGCTCCAATATGGGCGGACAGTACACGACACTCAGCACAGCGGAAACCGACGCCTCCAGCTTCGCCACCCCCGCCGGACAGTTTGCCCAGGGCGCCCTCATGTGGCGGGTGCGCACCAAAAACGGCGATGGCGTGTGGGGTTCCTACAGTGCCGCGGCGACCATCATCATCCGCCGGGCTCCGGCTGTGCCCGTCATCGTATACACGGACTCAAAACCGCGCCCCACCATCCGCTGGCAGTCTGCGGACCAGCAGGGCGTGCGCATCCAGATCGGGGACTATGATACAGGCTGGATGTATAGCACGGCCAAGGAGTTCCGCATGCCGTATTTCCTGCAGGATGGGACATATCCTGTGCAGCTTGCGATAAAGACAGTGTTCGGCGTGGAATCCGCTCCGGCCGTTGGCTCCATTACTGTTCTGAACGTTCCCGGACCAACTATTGAAGCCGCTTTCAATGCCCGTTTAAATGCCATTGAAATATCCTGGGAAACGGACGCCGCATACGCCGAATACTTCGTGCTGCGTGACGGTGTTCCCATTACGCGCTCAACGGGCAGCGGGATCACGGACCGTCTGTGTGCCGGAAAGCATGTGTATACTGTGCGCGGCGTCACGCCGGAGGGATACTACGGCGACAGCGCGCCCGTCCACGCATTCCTGGCGATTGAAAACGCCGTGATCGGGTCCGTTGAGGATGGCGCGCCCTGGCTGAAGCTGCGGCTGCGGGCCGGTGAGAGGCCCGCACATGACGGAAGCTACAGCGCACAGGTGGACTATGTACACTACTACGGCCGCACAAAACCCGAGCCATATACTTGTGGCATGCAAGACGCCAGCCACGACTTCGCTTTCACGCTCCGGGACGCCGCACAGATGGACGCCCTGCGCGGCCTGCTGGGCTCTGCCGTAGTTTACAAAGACTGCTGGGGCGATGTTGTGATCGGGGTGCTTGGGAACATCCAAGCGGCCCATGGCCGCGCGCGGGATGTACAGTTCACCATCGTCGAGACGGATCACAGGCAGGAGATCAGCTATGAGTAATGTATCGGTGGAATACCTTGTGCTGCGGGATAACGTGGAGTATTCACGGCTTACCGCATTCAAAGGCGGCGGTGCGGCCATTTCGGTGACGGCGGACGCCGCCGTAAAATGGGCGCTCAGCGGGAAGTTTGCACAAAACCGTGCCGTCAACTACCTCACGGACGTGATCCAGCCGGTGCTCACCATCGACGGCGTGCGCCAGCCGCTCGGCAAGTATATCCCTACCGATGCATACACGGAACACGACGGCATGCGGCCAGTGGTGAGCCTTACAGCCTATGACCTGACCTATCTTGCCATGTCCTCGAAGATAGAGACACGGCTGCATCTGGCAAAAGGGACGCTGTACACGGCAGCCATCCAGGCGCTGCTGGTTGAATCCGGCATCACGGATTTTTTTGTGGAGGAAAACACCGCCACGCTGCAGGCGGACCGGGAGGACTGGGAGCCGGGCACAGACCGGCTCACGATCATCAACGCCTTGGCGGCGGAGATCAACTACAACAGCATCTGGATGGACGGCGGCGGCACAGTACACTGCAGTGCGTTCCGCATGCCGTCCGCGGATGCGATATCCGTGACGTACCGGGATGGAGAGTATTCCATCCAATATCCCGAATGGAGTGAAACCGTGGACATGTTCGATCATCCGAATGTATTCATCGTGGAGGTGGACAACCCGGACCTTGATTCGTCCATGCGGGCCATATCGGTCAACGACAGACCGGACAGCGTTTTTTCCATCGTGAACCTGGGACGGCGGGTCGTGTCCTATGAGAAGCTGGACAACATTGCATCTCAGGCGGAGCTGCAGGCGTATGCGGACAACAAGCGGTTTAAAAGCCTGCAGTCCACGGAGACACGCACCTTTTACACCGGTCCCAGCGGCCGGCACGCCGTTTTTGACCTGGTGGAGCTGGTGCGGGATGGTGGGAGCACGCTGTACGAAGAGACAGGCTGGCGGCTGGAGCTGGAACAGCCGTACAAAATGGCCCATACGGGAAAGAGAGTGGTGTATCTATGATCCTGGAGACGTATCAGGAGCAGCAGGCCATCGTGCAGCCGGACCCGCCCGGCCAGTCCTTTGCCACGGTAGGTACTGTTTACGAGGACGGCATCGCGCTCATCTTCAACGGGGCGGAAGCAGAAAGCCTGAAGCATTACAAGTGCAACACGGCCGTGCGGTTCACCGCCGGGCAGCGCGTGCGGATCATTGAGGACAGCGGCACCTATGTAGTGGAATACCCGGTGGGCGCGCCTGCGCAGAGCATCTATGCGGACAGCGCCGCCCGTGCTGCCTATGCATCCGAGGCCGGACACGCGGAGACCGCTGGCAAGGCTGTGACGGCCACAAAGGCAGACACTGCCGCCAGCGCGGGCTCCGCGGATACCGCGAAAAGCGCTGAGACCGCTGAGACGGCGAAGACAGCAAAGAGTGCGGAAACTGCGGTTGAAGCGGAGACCGCAGCCATGGCTGAATCTGCTGCAAAAGCAGACTTTGCCACACGATCAGGCCAGGTGGACAATCTCGCCGGAAACTATGCGGATATTGTGTTCTCCTACAGCACCCAGGGGACTTTGCTTGTCCGGACTACAAGGGACAGCCAATGGACCAAACTCACCGGCTCCGTTGTCTAATCAATTTCTTGGAGGTTCTTATGGCTATTTCGATTGAATTCAAAGACAAATATGTGTACTTTGGGCCAGAGGCTGGCCTGCATACCCAGGGCGAGGCACGCGCGGAGGTCTACGACGTTACCGGCCCACGCTATCACGACGGGCACGACCTGTCCGCGATGACCTGGTATGTGCGCGCTTCCCATCCGGACTACATGACGATCATTAACAAGCAGCTGAGGGTTTCCGTAGATCCCGACAATGAGGGACAGATTATTATTACCTGGCCTGTGGATGCGGATTTTACCGCGTATGCCGGACAGCTGGATGTGCAGTTTGTGGCCAAGTCCTCCACGGGTGAAGAGATTGTCAAACTGCAGTCCAACGGCTTGCAGTTTGCTGCCAGCGTCGAGGGTACGGCGGCTCCGCCCAAGAACATGTTTGAGAATACGCTGGAACAAATGCAGGGGCTTCTCGACAACGCTGAAAATGCCGCCGCACAGAGTGCTGCGGACGCATCGCGGGCGGAAAATGCTCAAGAGGCTGCCGGGCAAAGCGCCCAGACAGCGCAGCAAGCTCAGGAGGACACTGCGCAATCTGTTGTACAGAATCAGGCATTGGTACAGCAGATTGAAGGCGATGCTGAGGCTGCGGCCGCCAGTGCTACGGCTGCAGCGGCTAGTGCCGCAAAGGCGGAACAGCTTGCC